TGTACCACCGGGGGTTACCAAAGCAACACCGCCTACGCCACTAGTGATAGTGAAAGTAGAAGAAGAACCAACAATAGTCCAATCCAAAGTGGTAGAACCAATGTTGAAGAAGTCGTTAGCGTAGCTTGCAACGTACAAACCAGAGTTACCACCAGTGTGGAATGGATCAGGAAGTGGGTAGTTGCCAAGAGGTTCGCTGGCAGGGACAGTGGCTACGCCACTAAGAAATCGGGTAGGAGCTGACATGATGTGTTCCTTTGACGTTGTTTAGATAACAACGCTCCATTATTGAAGCGTCATCGGGACGATTAGATTCTAACCTTATTTAGGTGTGCGCTGTGGTTTAGGAGTTGGGCGTTTGCCCTTTTCTTTTTGGCGTTCAAAACTCATAGTGTTCTCCAGATAGAAAGAACCCCCTCCGATTAAAGAGGGGGTTTGTTACTAGTAACGATTAAGGACCGTTAGAGCCGTAGACAGCACGAGGATCAGACCAACCGAAGCTATAACGCTCGTAGCCTTTGGCTTTAGCGTTCATAGTATCAAAGTCATTGTCTTGATCAAACGTGACAGCGTGACGCTCGTAGTACTTCAAACCAGTACCGCCAGGGATGGTGTTACGAATAAACCATGCATGTGGAGCTGAGAAGTAGTGGTTTACCTTAAAGCCACCAGGCAAGTACTTACCAGTCGAAATCACGTTGATGTCGTTGTTGGCGTTACCTGTTTGGTAGTTAGAGTTCATGATGCGTTGAGCATTGAACAACTCTTGACGAGGGATGTGCAAGCTGTTAGGTTGGATAGAGACCAACAAACCACGGTCGTTTTGGAAACCCATGATTTGAATGACTGCATCTTCCAAAGCAGCTTCCGACAAATCTACGTCAACAGCAGGCTTGTTAGAGAAAGTACCACCAGCAGTGTTAGGGTGTGCGGTAGAGCACATAGCCACACCGTCACCACCTTTGTAGGTGCTGTTGAAAGCGCGGTTGTACACGTTAGCAGCAACGTTCTCTTTCGTTTGACGGAAAGACAAAGCCAATGCAGCAGCACGCTTCTTAGACACTTGCTCGTACAAGTTGTCGTCCATTTCTTCTTTGGTCACGATATAACCCATTGCGTATGCAACGTGTGTATAACGAGTAACGAAGCCTTGGATCTCAGAGTCGTACTGAGTGCCAGCACCTTGCTCTTTGACAGGAACCAGACCGAAGCCAGACAGTTGAACGTCTTCTTCGTAGTTCATGTTAGAAGTGTCTTTATCGAACAAGTCGATGTACTCTTCTGGATGCTCGTCATAGGTTTGACCCCACCAAGCTTTGATGCCGGGCCACAGAGCTTTGGGATGTGATGCGGTAGTAATTACGCCAGCCATGAGAATTCTCCTTTAATTAGCTGTTAGATTAAGCAGTGCCTTGGGCTTGCTTAAATTGATGACGGTTGAAAATAACGTTCACTTTAGCGTAAGCGCCAGCAGCGTTATCTTGACGTTGAGCCAAACCGATCACAGTGAAAGGCAAAGCCAATGAACCAGAAGAACCCATAGCCAACACGGTAGATGCCTTGATGGTGGTGCTAGATTGTGGAGCAGATTGAGCCAAAGTAGTTTGGTCAGCAGTCCAGTTAGCGCCAGCATTCTTGTTCACATCAGCCAAAGCGTAGCTATCAGCCTGAGCTTCAAACACAACTGTTGGGTCAGTGATCACGTAGACATAACGAGTGCCAGAGCTAAGTGTCAAATACAACTTAGCCAAGTCAATGTTAGTGCCTTCCAAGCTTACGCCAGGATCAGCAGGACGAATACCAACAATGACACCCATAGGGAGATCAGAGTCAGCAGTCATTTTGGTTACATAAGCAATGCCATTTGCGTCAGAGCCAGTAGTCAACTTCACCACATCGCCAATAGCGTATGTGTTAGAAGCGTCGTTAGCGATTGCAAACAATTGGCCTTGTTGGTTGAAGGCCGCACCAGTCAGAGTACCGACTGGAGACAGACCACGGGGGCGGGATACGTTAGCCATTTAAGACTCCTTGTACGTTTAGTTAAGTTTGATTCCACCAGTAGGTTGATAAAACGATGAGTTTTCACCAGTCACTTTACCCTTACGGATAGAAGCGTCAATACGATTGTTTTTTGCCTGAAGCTCAGCTTGATCTTCCTCGTACCATTCTTGCCGAATCTTCATTAGATACCCGTATTGCTCCGTGCCTTGAGCACGAGGATTTACAAGATACCGAATTCTTTCTCCGAGGTCACCATTACGGCTCACTACGTTTTCACTCACGCCGCCAACTTCTTCAGGTCGGACAAACTCGTAGCCACTATCCATAGCTTCTTGAATGCGACTTCCAGCGTCCGTAAGAACGTGGAGGTGATAACCTTCTATCTGTTGACGAACACTTAACTTGGCCTCTGTACCATTAAAGGTATTACGGCGTTTTCGAGTTGCACCGTCTACTGCTGGTGTTGCTGATTGTTCTGCGGGAGCATTACGTTCAGCTTGCTTAGCGAGGATACGGTCACGTTTTTCAAACTCATTTAGTGCGCGGGGCATATTAATTTCCTTTCAGTTAACTTACAGATTAAGACCAGTCATACGATTTAACGTACTCTTCTTTAGTCATCAGCTTCTGCTTAACGAATTTATCGCAAGCGGCTTTAGCATCAGCAGGTAGGTTGTCATACGATTGAGCATTGCTGCCACCTCGACTTTGACGACCTGAGCCAGATTCAACACGACTAGCAGGACTTTTCTTTTCACCAAACTTATTAGGAAACTCTTCTGCTAACACTTCATCAAGCTTATCTAGAAATGCTTTACCTTTAAGCATAGGGAACTCTAAGCGGATGCTATCACCAATACCGTTAGCGATGCTAGTCATACGTTTGTCTTGACCGAACCAAGTGTTGCCATCTAACCAAGATTGCAATTCTGGTTCCATTGCTTGCGGAGCAGGCTCTGGGGTCTTAACCGTATCAGCTTCTTTAACAGCTTGTTTAGCTTCCTTCAGATCTTCCTTGGCTTGATCTAAGGCATCATCTAAAGCGTTGACTTTCTGTCCGTCACCGTCGCTAATAGCTTGGGCACGGGATTCTCTAATCTCACGGATACGATCTTCGTATTCGTTAGCCTTACGTTCGTAGGCATCTTTCTGAAATCTCTTAAACTCTTCTGCTGCTTCACGAAACTCCTTGAGCTGTTCCTTTGTAGCTTGCAAATCTTTAACGAGGTTCTCATTATTCTTACGCAGAATAGGGAGGATCTCACGACCACGCTTTACAAAAGTATCAGCATCCACCCAGTCAGACTCATTGCCACGGAAACGTTCCTTTGGAACCCAACCTTGAGACTCTGCTTCTTTTACGACTTCAGGTGCGACTTCGTTACTAATAACATTTTCTTCGCTCATATCTTACTCCAAAATTACTTCATTGCCAAATGAACATCAACCACATCCATGTCAGCGTCGAGATAGCCGGTGACATCTTTGTCGTTAATCATGCGGTACTGCTTACCATCCCTACCTAAGTAAAGAAGACCTGCGTACTTAGCAAAGATAACCTTGTCTCCGACTGCACACCAAGGTGTAACTTCGTCGTCAAAACACTGGTCACCCATAGCTATCACGACACCAGTGGTATTAGCCATCTGTTCTCGTGCGCTTGTTTCTTCAGTAGCGATGATGATTCCACTAGCAGAAGTTTGCTGTACCTCGATGGGCAACAACAAGATTCGATTACCTACTGGATTGATACCTGACACATTACTCATTTGTTTCTACCTTTTGTGTTGCTTCAAACAGATCGCCATATTCCAAATCAAGGATGATTGCGATAGCTCTACAGCGACCTTTGACTTCTGACTCATCGTCATAAGCACTACTTACTAAACCCTCTTTCATTGCTTCACGATCCTTACTAAGCATCTGCATCAGACGTTTAGTTACTGGGTGGTGTTGCCATTCCTCGAAGGTGTTGGGACTTACTGCTTCCATTCTCTCTCCTTTTAAAAACTCTTACTGTGGCATCTCCGTTGGCATAGCACCCATTTCTTCTTGGGGCATAGGCAGTTGGGGAGCCGGTTGGTTCTGGGTCATTTCTTTAAAGACGGAGTTCATAGTGTGGATAGCACTAAGGACACCTTCTCTACGTTCACGAGCCATACCAATTTGGGTATTGATCTCTTGCAGACGGAGCTTCTCTCCCTCATGCAACACACCAATCTTAAATACTTCAGCTTCAGCTTCAAGTTTCTGGATCTTAGCTTGGTTCAGTTCTGCTTCACTCATCAGCTTCAGCAAAGCTACCTTCAAGTTCAATTGATCAGACATAGCCTTAGACTGAGCTTTGAGTTGTTCGATCTCAAGCTTAGGATTACCCGGAGCAGGAACAGCATTCGGACCTTTTGGATCTGGAAGGATCTTCTCAATGTTGGTCACCTTCATAGCTTTCAAGAAGGCGTACTCAGCTTGGTAACGGTCATACAAGCCGGGAGTAACTTGCACTCGTTGTGCAATAGCCAAAGCTTGGTTGACACGTTGAGCATCTGAAGTAACGCTTGGATCAGCAGTAGGCATAACATCAGTCACAGGACCAGCGTAGTCATCAGCCAAGATGATGCCTTGGCTTTGAGCATTAGATACGTATTTAGTGTTCTCAGAGATAAAGATTTGGTTCAGACGATAGAGCTTACGGAACTCTTGC